CGCATCGTCGCGTCTTGCTTCATGCTCCCAAGGACGCACTGCCGCTCGACACCAGTCTCACCGGTGATCGGCTGGCCGCACATCTCGAGCATCGTCTCGAACATCTGCAGTGCGAGTTCGCCGAGCATTAGCGATCGGTGCTGCGAGGGTTGCGGCCGCGGAATCTCTTCGGCAACCAGGCGCGGTGTTCCAATGCCGACGGCGCGCGGAGCGGCGCGGGCGGGAGATCCACCGGAGGCACAGGCCAGTGAAACAGCACGGAGGCGATGATCGCGATCATGCGAAGGAGACGCGGGCGGAACTCGGCACCTTGAGCAACTCGACCAGGGCCAACGCCTGGTCCCGATCGGCGATCGCCTTCAGCGTGTTGAGCTCGAAGCCTTTCGCCGGTGCCAGGCGAAAGAGTTCATCGAGCTGATCGCCCGCGAGCTCCTTCACCTGCTCGAAGTGTTCCGGATCCACACTGCGCGCGATCGTATCGGCAATGTGCGTCACAATAGCGCGCTCGCCAGCCTCGCCTTTGAATTCCGCGTCTTTCGTTCCTGCAGCTTCCCGGAGCTGCTCCTTGATAACCTTCAGACGCTCGAGCTTCGGCTTTAACCGAGCCTCGAGTCTTGCGAGCTTAGCCGCCTCGGTGATGAGGGCGGCGGGAATGACGATCTTAACTTTCTTTGCGGCCATGAGAGTGGTGTCCAGGCGTCTGGACTTGAAATGGAGAGGGCCGGTCTGACCTAAGTGAGACCGGCCCTTGCTCGTTTGCTTTGTGTGATGCCCGGTGCTCGGCTAGGCCGGCGACCGCGGGCTGTTTTTAGGAAGTCGGTGGCTGGCGGCGCAGGCCACGGGGAGCCCGTGGAGCCCGTGGAGTCGGCGGCGCCGGTGGAACTGGTGGCGGGGGTGGCAGCTTCGGATCGATGGGCTCCGGCACGACGCCGAAGCGAACCCGCTTCGAGATGCCAGCGTCGGAGATCCAGAGCTGCATTTCTGCAATGGTCTCGTGGCACTTGCCACCGGAGCTTGCGCGCTTGAAGTGCCGCATCTGCTCATCGATGGAGATCTCCGGGCCCACAGCCACGGCGAACTTCTGTTCACCGTGACTGCGAACCAATGTAAGAGCGGAACGCATCAGATTAAACTGGGCGGGTGATCCGCTTGAGCTGCGCGGTGTCGCCCTTCTTGTAGCCGTAGTTCACCTCGACAATGCGGCGCGCCTTGTCGCTATCCGGGTTGCCCCAGGAGCGATACTCGAGAGTTAGGCCGCTGTCTTCGTCGACGTATTTGCGGTAGTCGCTCATGTTCTCGCGGACCTCCTCGGCGGGCTCGATCGGAGAGAACGCGCAGAGGATGGCGTATGGGAGCATCGCGGCACCGACGAGGCGTTCGCCGTTCTCAGGCATGCCGGGGTGATCGAACACATCAAACCCGGAGACGCGCCCGACAGAGCCTTCGCGCAGCGCACTGTCTGTGCCGCTGGTGCTGACGTTCATCAGGTCGCCCACGAGCGCACCTTCAAAAGCGCTCTCGAGGAGCAGTGCGCGGCCGGCCTGTGGCCAGTGCGCCTGGTTGAGCGCGGTGCGGAGAGTATTTACATCCTGCCGATCGAAGGCAGACGATGCGCTCTCGAGGATGGAGGCGCCATAGTCCGCCAAGGTGACGACGGAAAAGATGTCCGTGAGGATGTCTTCAGCCAGCTTCTCAACCTTGAGACCCATAACCCGATTCAGATCGAGCACGCTATTGCGGCGCAGTTCCTTCGAGGTGAATTCGAGCGGCTGGTACTTGCGCTTGTTCACCGCGACATCCTTGAAGCTGTTTCCTGCGTCGGCGTTCGTGAAGTCGTAGGTGCCGGCGAAGTCCTTGGAGGCGAGAGTATCGAGGCTATAGAACGGCACCTTAACGGTGTCGGTCTCGGTGAGCTCCACGTCGCGGAAGACGGTGGAGAGAGCGAGCACTGGTGACAACCGGCGCTTCAATGCGCGCATGGCGTCGCGCATGATCTTGTCGAGCTTCAGGCCAGCGGCTGGATTGAGCGCGCCAAGCTGCGGCGTGATCGACAGCGCCTGCGCTGCAGCATTGGCCACGAAGTAGGCACCAACCAGGGCGCCACCGATGCCAAAGTACGGGGTGAGTTGCACACCCGCGGCGACAGCCACGAGTGCGAGAATAGTGAGAGTCGCGATTGCGGAGAGGTATTTCATTTAGAGTTTTTTCTGCGTGGTGCGGTAGAGGCTCAGCGGGGGTGTCAATTTCAGCCCTTGCGGCCGAGCTGGTCGCAGTAGGCGAGGAGGTCTTTTTCGTTCTTGGCCCAGAACTGAGCGGCTTCGCGGCCGTCGAGCTTGGCGTAGGCCTCGTAGGTCGCCTTCAGGTCTTTGCCGCCCTGAACTGCGTCCGCTGCTTTCTCGACAGCCTGCACGCCATTCGCCGCGGCGACTTCCGCAGCACGCTGTTGCGTGGTCTGCGCGCCATTCGTGAGCTTGGTGACTTCTGCCTGCGCCGTAGCCAGGTCGGCACTGAGCTGAGCGATCTTGTCGTTCGCCGCCTTCAGATCCGTGGCCGCAGTGGCGGTGCCAGCAGTGGCCGTCTGGAGATCCGAGTCGGATTTGTCGGCTCGAGCTTTCTCCTGCTGGAGATCGGTCTCGAGAGCTTTGATTTTGTCGCGAGCTTCGGTGAGCTGCTCGAGATCGGTTTTTTGCTCGGAGCCAGATGCGCCACCCTTGTCGGGTGAAAGCATGATGAAACCGACGTGGCGGGCGAAGATTGAGGCGCGCATATTTGTCAGCGCGCGGATGTCAATCGACCAGCTACTCCGCCTTGAACCGCTTAAGGCTGCGGAGCGCGCTCTCGTATGGCACCACGCCATCGATCAAGTTTCGCTTATATGCTTCGCGGGCGCTGAAGCTCTGTCCTCGCATTGTGTCGGTGTCGATCGCGCCCGGGCGGTTGGCACGAACGTGCGCGGCGAAGTCGTCGAACGTCTCTTGAACATCGGCCTCGAGATACTGCCGCTGTTCGTCACTGAGCTTGGTTCCCGGATAGCCCGTGCCTTTCAGATCGCCTTCCTTGTTCGTGATCAATTCAACCTTGTAGCCCATCCTCGCGAGCGCCTCTGTGCGGTCGATCCATGGGCGATAAACACCGATAGAGCCAATATCTGCGGAGTGGCTCGCATAGATGCGATCACACCCAGCAGTGAGATAGTAGGCGGCGCTGCAGTTCATCGCGCCCGCCGCAACGTAAGCGAAGGTGGGAATGCCGATCTTTGCGATCTGCTCCGAAGCTTCCGGGATTCCGCCGACGGTGCCGCCGGGGGAGTCCACGTGCAGCATGATGCGCTCAGCTCCCTTCTCCTGCACCTCTGTTATCTCCGCAAGAATGTCTGAGACATCTGTATTGCCGCACGTCTTCTCCAGCTTGGAGAACCCGATGCCGACAGCTCCCATAATGTGGACATGGCCGATGCGGTCCTCCACGGAGGCAGCCGGTCGGGCGGTAATAAGGTCATCGAGAATGCCGGCGTGCTGACCATCGGCGACATCACGCGAGAGCTTCTGCTCGATCAGTGAGCGGATTGATTCATGCCCGACCGGCGTGATGAGCCAGGGGCGATGATAGACGAGTTCGGTGATGCGTTGAAGTCTCATGCTGCTTTCTGCTCTGGGGATTCATCTACTGGCTTTGCTTCCGTCTCCGGAGCTGGCGCTGAACCAGGCTGCGAGGCGCGCCAGCGGCTCATGAGCAGAGCAATCTTTTCAGGGGTCGCGCCCTCTTCTTTCGCGATGTCTTCGAAGACCATCCACTCCCGGATCCACTGGCGGGTTTCTTCGCGCCAGCGTTTGCCGTCGCGATCATACACCGTGCGTAGATTGGTCGTGCCGTTGCGGAGCTGCTCGATCTCGAGCTGCTTGTCGCCTCGATCGATGGAGAGACGCGCGGGCGTCTGCCAGCTCATCTTCGCGGACCAGTTTTCATCCTCCGGCTCCGGCAGCCGGCCAATCTTGATGCGATGCTGAATGAAGCGGAAAGCGACCGCATTCAACCAGGTGCAGATGAGCTTGTCGGCCAAGACCTGGAAGAGCAGGTCGGCGCGCGTGAGAATGAAGCGCTGCGCCGGACCACCGGCGCGCGTTGGATGCCAGAAGAATTCGGAGGGAATCCCGAGTGAGGCGAAGACATTCGGCGCGAGCACATCGGTGATGAACTTGCCAAGCGCCTCGCTCGGTGAGCTGGAATTGATGACCTGCGCTTCGTTGTCTGCGCCGAGGTAGGCAATCATCCCAGGGAACGCTTTCTCCAGAGCGCGGGTGTCCTGCGTGTCGCCGGCGCCGCCAGCGGTCCCGGTGCGACGCATCGCGCCGAACGCACCTTGCCGACCGGCTTTCGCCACCTTTTTCACTGCGACGGCAAGCGAAGCGTGCGTCTTCGCATGCTTGGTGAAGAGCAGCTCGAGGTCGCGCCAATCGACGAGGCGATTGATAACGGGGGCGAAGTCGGACTCGCCGCGCGTCTGATTCACGCCGGTTGGCTGGAACCAATGCACCATGGCAGCGCTCGGGATGAACCGCGTGCCGTCGCTCGCATCGACGTGATAGCCTTCCCGATAGTTGTTCCGGTCGAGTTTTACTCCGTCGAAGATGCGAGTGCCGCCCGCCTCCTCGTGATCTGCAGGAGTCCGGATCTCGTTCGTGTCGAAGAGCTGCCAGGCGGGCTCCTGGAGCTTTGTGAGTGGATCCACCCAACGCGGGTTGCCGACCGCCGCCGCGAAAAACTCTCCACGGAAAATTCTCTGCTCAACTGCCGTGTGCTGGGCGTCGTAAAGATTGCGAACGCCCATGATGTCGAACCGCCCGGGCGTCATCGCGTACTCTTCGAACTGCAGCTCGGCTTCCTCGTTCCACTTGATGTTCCGCGTGTTGAGCTGGAGCTCCAGACCTTTGCCGATCGTGTGCCGGGCGATGCCGCGGAAACCTTCCTTCAGAATGCCGAACTCCTGAGCCAGACCTTCGATGATCCTGACGGTCTCGTAACGCGAGATCGGATCGAGGTATTGCCGAGCGTCGAACGGCAGCAAATAGGCAACCTGAGACCGATCAGGCGAGGAGCGGATAGCGCCCCAGAAACGGCGTGGATTCCAGCCAAACATCAGCAGAAGAGCTGGGAGAAATCGAGCGACGTGGAAGAGATCTCGCCGTCTTCATAGGTATCGATCGCGTGCCGTGCCGCCCCGGCCACATCGAGGGCAGTGAGGTTGAGCTGCAGGCCGTCCAGCCTCGCAAAGCTCTGCCCATTGAGGCTGCCGCTGGCCAACATGCTGACTTCCCCTTTCCCTGCAGCGATCTTCGCCTTGGCGTTATCGAGCAGCTCCTGAGCAAACGTAGTGCTCCCCGTTGCGCGTATATCCGCGAGGAGGAAGTCGGCGAGGGTCTGCGCGGGCGCTCTCATTGAGCCCCGCGGAGGTGTCAATCGCTGCCCAAGTCCAGGCGTCTGGACATGGATTTGCTGATTACGAGGGACTTAAGCTAACCGGAGAATTTCCGTCCTGTCCTGATTCCTCGCTCGGTGGCAAATTCGCGAGCGGTCTTCGATCCTTTCTGAATGGCGAGTGGGAACCATGTGCAGAGGATTCGGCGCACCTCCGCACCGAGCTGCGGGTTTCGGCAAGCAGGACACTGGTCCGTTGGTGGGCAGGTGGCTTTCATGATCCAGGCTGCACACGGACAGGTAGAGACGCGGCAAGGCAGCCGGTGACGTTGGAAACCACCTCGGAGAGCACGCGGCTGCACGCGCCATACTTAATTCCAGTGAACGCGCCGACGCTACCTGGCCGATCGAGCAAACTGTCGTCGATCTCAGCACTTGCGGCGCTTTCTATTACTAAAGAGCCGCACTCGATTCTGCGCGTGACAGTGATCTTCATGCTTCTTCGTCCAAGAGTGACTCCCGTGCAGCTTTCAGGCGCTCGGTTCGCCGTCCTCGGACGTCGTGGATGACGCGATCTGGAGCGATGCCAGGCACATTTTCCGCAAGCCCATACCACTGCCGATTTGGCCGATGCTCCGGCGTCACGCTTCGCCCTCCAAGGCGCGCACGCGTTCGTAGAGATCAACGACGGCCTTGGCCTCCTGCAGATATTCACGGCGCTGTAGCGAGGTCCACTCTTCGGGAGGAGGGCCGTTCACCCTCAGCTTGATCGTGAAGAGCGGCTGCTTGGCGCCAGTGCCGCTGCCTGCCTCTGGCCGCGGGGGCAAGATGCCCAGGGCGAGGAGCAGCTCCGTCTGCGTCGGGAAATCTTCGATCGCCTTTTCGAGACCACCGACTTTCTCCACCCGGCGAAATGCCGCCATGTAGGTGAAGGCGGTGCTGCGGCCGTAACCGATGATCTCCTGGTTCGACTTCAGCCAGTCTTCGAAATCCCCGGCCAGCGCTTCTTGCGTCTGAACCAGCAATTCACCGGACCGGAGCATTCGTTCGATACCGCGGGCCGTCCACGCGATCGCCGCGTCTCGCGCCTGGATGATCTCGCTCTGCAGAGCAGCGAGCTTCTGCGGAACTCCGCGCTCTGCGACAACCGAAACGCGCTTCGAAAGGGTGGCAGCTAGGCTCATGAGAGGGAGAGGACGGGGGTTGGACTCGGCAGGATGGACCCGGAAAATCCGGCGACGACAGACGACCAGATCTTTTTAGCGAGCCAGGGACCGCGTTCGCGCTTCTTGCCCATACGCCGATCGCGGCAACCTTTCGCGTGAGATCGCTCTTCGAGGAGCGGCTGCGGAGGCCGGTCGCCTTTTCCACTTTGCGACGGACGGCGTGTGCTGCGGCGCGTGTGGTGACCACTCCGTAATCGTCAGCAAGCTGCTGATCGCTGCGGGGATCGAGATTCATCTGCTTCAACACGCAAGCAGCGCGGAAGGCGATGAGGCGGTTCTTCTCCTCGCCACCGGCGAGGATCCGCAGGCCTTCGACGAGCTCGCCATTGAGCGGAGCATTCGAGCGCTGGTCTGCATGGCGTTCTGCAACCTGCAGGTTCGCTTCCTTCATCGCCGCACCGACCAGGGCGAGGAACTGTTGGGTGCGCTCCGCGAAGGTGCGCGGGAGCGGAGAGTTGAGCTCCGCGATTTGTTCACGGAGGTAATCGGGAAGTTCATCGATCCCGCCGGCAATATCCGGCCACTCAGAAGCGAGAGAAGTATCAGCGAGATCGGCGTGTAACATAGTGCTGGCGAGGCTAGTGACCGGCCTGCACACGAGCGGCGGTCTCCAAAGGAGGGCCGCTCGGGCAGTCGCCAGACGAGGACGGCGGGCTGTCAACGAGGTGCATGATTTGCATGCACCAACAAAGCTCAGGCTGCCGCTTCTCCGCCAGAGGGAGGATGTTGCAAATTGTTGCACCGGACGTGCTTCCGATGCGCCCTCGCTTCGCGCTCGAGCACCGCCGCCTCGAGGAGTTTCTCGCGGACCTCCCGCTCGAGCAGGAGGAATGAGCGCACCGAAATGCCCAGCACCTTGGCCGCGTCTCGCTGCTCGAGCCACCAGACGAGCTGCGACTCCAGGATGCGGTTGTTCACAAAGGGTGCGCCGTCGGCTTTCCATCGCCAGACGGTCGTGCGCTCCACTCCGAGATGGTAGCAGATCTCTTTCACAGTCCACGGTTGAGGGGCGGGAGAACTCACACGAGCCGCCGATGTTTAGCACAACTTACGCCGCTTTGCTCTGTGTGCCTTCCCACACAACGCGTTCGGCACGGATGGCGTCGAGTTCATCTTCAATCGAGCCCGCCAGGACGCGCTGCAGCTTCTCGCAATCGCCCAGGTGGTTAGTCTTCGTGCGAGTGTCCCAGATCCGTTTGCCGTTCTCTTCGCGCTGGTATTCGTCGGTTAGCTGTTTGCGGTAGTCTGCATCGAGGTTGGTAGGCAGCCACCAGAACACCGGCCCCGACAGTGTCGCGCCGTCCTTGATGCAATTGTAATAAAGATCCGAGGCGTAGTAGTCGCTCCAATACCAGACCAGGTCGAGCTGCTCGTCCATCACCGGCGTGAGACGGATGGTATTGCCGCCGCACTTCCTTACGTCGCCGCCTTTCGACGGGCTGAGCCAGGAGGATTGCGTGAGGCAGAAATCCCACACTGTCTGTTGCTCGAAGCCGCAATCCACGAGCCCCGCCGTGACCATGTAATCGCGAGTCTCGGCATTCGCCGCGGCGAAGCTGAACCGCCGCAAGTGGCCGTCCCGGTCTTCGATGTGGCCGCACTTCTCCAGGAGCTGCTCCCACGAGACGGCTTCACCCCAATCGACCAAGGCGCTCCAGGTCGGCCGCTCCGGATGATCCCACAAAATTCCATACGCTCTGATCACAAACCAGAACTGCGTGCCTTGCTTATCGATGGTGATGAGGAGCTGCTCGGCTTCCATCGGCAACTGGCCTTGGACGTAGCGCACGGGCGTGCGTGCGATGACGCGGTCGAGATCGTCCTCTTTGATCGCGGTGCCTTCGCGGAGGAACGGCAGCCCAAGCGTCAGGTTCCAGAACTTGATCAGCAGACCTAGACTGCCCTTTGCCTGCAGGAACTCCGTGGCGATCGCGCCCCAGTGCTCGAAAGGTGAGTAGAGGGACCAGACGTGTGCTGAGATGTCGCTCTTCTTGGCCAGCGGGTTGTGCGCAGCCCATCGGTAACGCGCCAGCATCCACGGCAGATCTGCCGACTCAATGTCACCGGCGCAGTGGGCGCACGTGTAAGTGGTGCCGTTCTCCACGCCGTCGAGATCCCAGCCAACGCGGACCAGTTCCTTCTGCGTCGGGTCGTCGATCCGCGCCCGTTCTTCCATCTTGGCAAACTGCGAGAAGTTCACCGAGCCGGTGACTTCCTCGCGCCAGAGCTCTCGCGGCGCTGGCTTCCCGTCGGCGCCGAGGATCGGCTGCAGATCCATGCTGAACGGGACCAGCGTCTTTTGCGGGAAGAACGTCAGGCGCTGCCAGCCGGCGAGACCAGGCTCGCGCGAAAGCGGCGACCAACCGACGGGCATGGGTCCGGGATCTTTGGGAGCCTTGGCGCGACCGCCGTAGCCCGCAGTCTCCGAGCAGTGCGGACACGGAAGGTATGCGTGATGTTGTGAGCCGCGAAGGAAGTGCTGCCAGATCGGCGAGAACTCGCCTTTGTCGCCAGGCGTCGAATTGCGGCAGATGAGCCGCGTGGAAGCGAACAGCTTTGTGCGGGCGACGATCTTCTCGTCACTCGCTGCGTCGCTATCCGTCGACGCGCGGCAGCGGTCGGTTTCATTGACGATCGCAAGCTCGGCATTGAAGCCGTGTAGATCCGCCTCGGCACCTGAACCGACGATGCGGAAGCGCTTTCCTCGAAAGCATTTCTCTAAAGTCGTCCACGTCTTCTTGCTGAGGATCGCGATCGCACGGACCGGCTCACACTCGAGGAGGAAGTCATCAAGCTCATCGCGCACCAGCTTCCTCGCGCTGTTTCGGGTGGGATCGAGCCAGACGACCTGACCGAATCGCTCGCAGAGCCAGTAGAGAACCAGGCAGATGCAGAAGAGGGTTTTGCCCGCACGTGCGCTCGAGCAGAGCGTGAGAAAATGGACGTGCCGCTGCTGCGCCAGATCGTAGAGGCCGCGGAAGATCGGGAAACGGGAAGTCCGCAGGCGACCAGGATTCGGACCGCCGCTGGATTCCGGCACGACAACGTTGCGATCGAGCCACTCGTAAAGGCGCGAGCGCGGACGCGGCCGAATGACGGCGCGGATCATGCCCTTCAGCCAGGCACTGGCATTGAGGAAGGCGCCCTTTGCAGACGCTGCAGGTTGTTTCATCCTGCAGGGCGCGTGTCTATCGCCTGCGCCGCTTGTGGTTCACGATCGCGCCTTCGATCTCTGCCGGCGCCGCGGCTGGCGTGGTGCGAGCCTTCTTCGGTTTCGCCTTAGGCGCGGCCGTCTTCTTCGGTGCGGCTGGCGCCTCCTTGAGATCCGGATCCGGAGCGACGGTCGTCGTGATCGGATCGTCTTCGTTCCTGAGATCTTTGACGACGTGGCGACCGATGCGGCGAAGCGTCTCTGTCACCACATGGCCGATCAGCTCGAGTAAGGCCGCACGGTCCTGACCTTCAAACGTGACCAGCTTGAAGAGGCGCTCGCTCTCCTCATCGAACGGCATTTGATCGAGGATCTCCGGAATCGAAGCATCGATGTAACGTGCCGCCTGCAGGTCCGCGAGATCTGCATCCATCTCATCGCGCAGCCGGTCCTCGACTTCATTCTCATCGCGGAGGCCTCGGACGAAGCGGGCAACGCGGGCCGGGAATTGCGAGAGCTTGGTCTGGAACGCTGCCAGCATGGCACCGAGCGGCACTTCAAGCTCCGGAGCGACCAGGAGCTTGCCGTCATCCTTGGCAATGGAGCGCTCGAGCTGCGTGCACATGAGCTGTTCGCGATACTTCTTCCAATCCTGGACTGTGCGCAGCTCGCCTGCATCGTCATCGAGATCATCTGGATCCACATGCTCATCAGCGCGCTTGAGCTGATAGCGAACCATGCAATCTGCCCATGCGGCAACGTCGTGACGCCCGTCGGCTCTCGCAATTGGCAGCGGCCCGGGCAACTCCCCTGCTCTCTCGCGGGAACGCCAGTTTTGAATACTCTTGCGAGAAACGCTGAGGCGCTGCGCGAGCTCATCCCAAGTGGTCGCGTAGTTTCCCGAAGCAGCGTTCTTGTTGGCGGAGAGTTCATTCACACCACCGCCCCGGCGTCAAAAGAGTCCGTTCGTCCGTTCGCGAAATTTCCTGCAAAAACCGTTTCTACGAGCGTCTAAGTAGTAGACGCGTTGTTCAAAATCGATCACGCGTTTCATCCAGTCGGAAGCCCGACCTAACCAAAGCAAAGATCGAGACCATGATGAACAAACACATACTTACGGCGCTCACCTGCCTCGCCCTCACGCCTGCTATCACGCATGCAGAGGACTCCGCAGCAGAGACGGCTAGGAAAGTGAGGCAGGAGATCGATGCGAAGACGCAAGCCGCGAAGGCTCGGAACGACGCGATCGTCGAACAGCAGAGAGCTGCAGAGCGGGCCGCGAAAGCAAAGGCCGAACAGCAAAAGAAACAGAAAAGCTCCTCAGGTTCCTCCGCTCAGTAATCCAACGCTGTGTTTTGCAGCGCATGGGGAGTGCAGAAACGCACTAACCATGCGCTGCTCTTGCTCATGCCCCGAAGCTCCGCTAGCGCGAAAATCAACTGGCCGATCGTCTCCGTCGGGGGGCTGATGGGCGGCGTATCCATTTTGTCGCTCATAGACGACGGCTTCCGGCTTGGTTGGACGGTGCCTTTCCTGAAAACGCTTGATCAGTATAGGAAGGCGATGGACGCCATCAGGGAACTGGTACAACCCTACATCG